ATCAAGATCAGCTTCGTCTAAGAACAGAGACGATATAATTCCATATTGATTGCTTAGGCTTGCAACAAATTCAGCAAGACTCATCCATGCCATGCAACCATCGTTAAAACACTTATAGGTTTTAGTTTCCATATAGAGGTGTCCTCTTTTTTTGGAAGCTTTAACCTTAGAGTCTCCGCAAAATGGACATGCAAAATTTAATTTGCCATCGCTCTCATCAATAGTCTGTTTATCGTGAATGCCAGGAAATCTGGCGCTCATGACACTTTTTACAAACTTTGAAACTTCAGTTATCTCCATTTAATTAGTCTTCTACTTCCTCCATCTCATCTTCTTCGACAACAACGGCTTTTGTAGCTTTCTTTTTCTTAATTTTATCAATATATTTTGCAAGTTCAGCATCTGGGACAACCACTGTATTTAAACCATATTTAGATACAATACTTAAGTATTGTGGCATCAATTGAGGTGGAATTGCTGAATCTGGATTTGCAATAAACTCTTGAAGAGACTCTGGAACTAGGGTATTTTCAAATGTCTCAGAGTCGACGATATGAATCGGAAAAGACTGTATATCTTGACCTTTTTTAGGTCTGTGTTTAACTACTTCAATTGCACGACGTAATTGTGGATTAATTTGAGGTAATCCCATTGCAAGAAGCAGCTTATTTAAAGGTTCACAAATTAAACGAAAGAACTGCTGATCTTTATCCATCGGTAGAGCAAATTCAGTTGGATAAACTCCTGGAGAAAATGCAAAAATATCAAATTCGTATGGATTGGGCGCAGCATAGTAAAATTTAACTTTACCGCTTAGCACACGATTATATTTTATATTACCTGTTTCTTTTAACATGAAATTATGATAAGCTGCAGCTCTAGTATAAATTGGAACACCTTTATCTAATTTTAAAGGATGTTCACTCTTAACATACTTATCATAGGTACGAACAGAAAACGAGAAACAAATATCATCGGGCGAAAGAGTTTCCATTTCAGCACGTAGGGCCTGTAATTTAGGAATAAGCTCATCTTCAAGATCTAAGTCATAACCGCGATCTAAAAAGAAGTCGTATAGTTTTTCAAGATGGGTTCTTGCCCAAATAGGATATGATGATTGAACTTTTTCAAGACCTTTTACTACTTGACTTTCTTTTTCTGATAACTCTTCAGCTGGATTGTCTTCATAACTTACTTTAAGAACGTATTTCTTTTTAGCACACCAAATTGCGGCTCTAGAAAGATTTTCCATTTCAAACTCTTGGCAATTATCAGTATTAAATGCAGTTGCATATTTTTGAAAGGCTGCTTTGAAATAGGCACTTAGTCTTTCGCGATTGATTGCCAAGCAAAACTTAAGAGCTTCTGTATCATTTAAAGGAAAACCTTCGATTGAGTTAATCGCTGGATGAAAACTAACATAACATGAGTCTGTGTCAGTATAAATTGCAGATTCTTCTTTAACTTGATTAATCTTTAGATTGGATATGCCAAGCTTTTCATGTAATTCTGTATCAAGGTGCCACTTTTCTGTAAAGTAGTGATTAATTGCTTTAATTGAAAATTTAATAAGGTCTTGTCCTTGTAGGGTGATCGATTGTGCAATATCTGTATCGTGAAAATAGAAATACTTATTACCGAAGGCTCCGTAAAACGAGTTAATCAAGATTTTTAGAGCGTTTTGCTCTAGATTAAGACGTTTAATCTCTTTGTCTAATTGTTCTTTTGTTTGCATACTTAAGTGTTTTACTCGGTTGGTGTTCTTAGTTTAACCTACTAGTATAATACTAATAAATAATAAAAATTAGCATGGCATTGGTAGCACAAGACAGAACTCTATCTAAAGTTTACGCAAATTATCCTTTTTTGCGAAACTTTCCATTCCAAGACTTCCAGATTGAAGCCGAGGAGCTAAAAAGACCTCAGGCCGATGACGGGGAGTTTGTAATTACAGCAAATTCAATGACAAATCCTTTTGTTATTAACTTTGTCTATTCTAGAGAAAAGCAAACTACTGCAATTTCAGTTTTTGACAGAGAACTGGACTGGTTAAGTACTAGGGCAGACCTAATTACTGAGCTTGATGATATTGTTCATATAATAAATGAGGCTTTACCCGCTGGGGACATTATTAAAAAACGTGATGCTGTCCTGGTAATTGAACACTGGCTAAAAAAGATCGCGGACGAGCGCTCTACCCTAAATTACAGTACGTTTAATGATATTTTGATGCGTCTAATTGGCGTAACTCAACTCAAAGAGACTGTACAATTAATAAATAACATTAATAAATTATCTTCTGGCGCAAACGTAATAAAAATGGATAAAAAGCAATACGATATTATTATGACGTATTACGATTTCCAAATGATTTATTGCAAATTGGTGCTTGGGATAATTATTGCTGCAAAAATATCTCTTTAAATATGTCGCAAATCGACCAGTTTTTAACCTATTTGTCTACAATTAACGAATCAACGACTCAGATAACTAAACGGGACTATCAAAAAATTTGTGCGATTAGAGACAAGGTTACAGAATTAGCGGTTAAGGTGTCTCAAGGTCAAACTACACAAATTAAATCTACTGCGGTTAAAGAAAAAACCAAAACCTTAGCTTACCAACCAGTTAATGAATCTTCAATACTTCTTTTTGAAGAATTTACAAATAAAGCAGAGGGCAGAGATACCCTAGCTGAATTAAATGAAATGACATTTGGCCAACTTGAAAGAATTGCAGACTATGCAAATATGATTAAAGACCGAATGGCTAAAGGCGAGCAACTAGAGTCTTGGATGTATTCTCAATTAACTACATCCCTGGACAATTTAAATTCAGTGCATGATGCAATGGATGGAAATGATGGTCGAGTAGAATAACATGAAACATATTAAACTATTTGAAAATTTTAGTAGAGAATACGTAAAGGCAAATAATAATTCGCTAGTTGCCTTTTATACAGAGCAGCTTGGAGATTTTTGGTTGGAAAAGGACTTACTTGAAAAACTAGAATTATTTGAGGCCAAGATCGATTCGATATTTTCAGATGGTTGGAATCTAAACAGAGGTCGTAATCAATACAATGGAGACTTTTTTGCCCTAAACGTAAAGGTTTATAATTCGCCAGATAATGAAGAGGTTTTGGCAAAGGTTGGCATAGAGCTGGACGAAGAAAGACTCTCTGATATTTGGTATAGATGGCTACAGGACCAAGCCGAAATGTTCCAAGAAGACATTGAACAATCTTATGATTGGGTTGGACATGTTGGTTGGGGCGGCAATAGCGGCGGTTGGATTCACCTTTCACCAGATAATGGAGCAGATCGTCTATTAGAATACGCTGAAGAAACCATTCAGGAATATTTAGATACTAAAGAATATTACGATGAAGAAACTATTGCAGACGTTGCTAATGCAATTAATAGTGCTGAATGGAAACGTCTTGCTGAACTTGGTTTAGTTGAAGATGAAGACGCAGTAAAGGATATTACTGATAAATTAACTGAATCTATTAAATGGTTTAAGGCAGAATACTCTAAACTTGAACAGATTGAAGATGATCTTAAGTCAATCCAACGTCAACACAGAGAATTTGAGCAAAATGCAAAGCAGTATTTTCTAGATTTTTTAGAAGAGGAAGTTGCAGACGGTCATATTAATTAATCCTTAAGAAATTTACTTAAATCGTAGCTGTGTTTAGACACAATCCACTGTTCCTTTTCATAAATTTTCTCACGAACTTTACCGTGCTTTACAATATAACCACTTAGATCATCAACTAGATCGTAAATTGTTACCTTGCTTTTTCCAGCCAACTTTCGCATTCCACGACCGACTGCTTGTCGAATAGTAATTTCAGATTTATAGCTTTCTGCAAAAATAATATTTTGCACATTCTTTAAGTCAATACCAGTCGCAAAGGTTGCATAGCTTGCAACTAGGGCCACATTAGACCCAGCTTCCATTGCATCTTTATATTCGGCTCGATGATCTCCACTTACTTCACCATCAATATAGAATGAATTTGGATTCCATTCTAAAATTCTTTCTTTAATACGTTGACCATATTTGTCCTTCACATTAATGAATAGTATCAGTGAGTTGCCGCCTAGTTTTTGGACTAGTGACGAAATAAAATCTACACGCGGTTCATATGAAATAATAAAATCCTTTTCCATTTGAAACATGTTTTTGCCATAGTCTTCAATACGATGAAATTGACTTTTACCGTGCTCCTGCATATACTTATAGTTTTGGATAAAAGGTTCAGTTTCAGGATATTTTAAGAAAAGCATCTTGATGTAAACATCAGGCGAATGTTTGTTTTCAATTAAAAAGCTTGATTTAAGAGTCATGCTTAGAGGGCCAATGTATTCTTGGATTTTATAGAAATCAGAAAAATCTTCATCTACTTGAATTGTTCCAGATAGACCCAGCTTATATTCAACATTGGTTGAGGCTAGAAGAATATCTTTAATTGTATCGCCTCTTGAAGTATGGCACTCATCAATACACAGTACGGTAAATTTCTTAAAAAAATCTCCATCGCGTTTTGCTAAACTTTGATATGTTGAAATAACCAGGTCAGCATCTTCAAATTTCTTGTCTGAGTATTTGTTTTTACCACCAACTTCAAGGATATTCCAGTTAATTAGACCAGTATGATAGTCTTTCATAAATTTTTCTGCAGTTTGGCCAACTAGTGAGATATTAGGCACTACGATTAGAGCCTTTTTATCTTTACCATTAATAATTCCCTTACGTTTAAGGAAACTTAGATATAAAAATAGGATTAGGGTTTTACCGGCTGATGTTGCTAATTCCTGAGCGCTAAACTTAAATTTAAGTGCACGGTAGGCAGCTTCCATTTGGTAATCGTATGGAGTAAGATCAACTCCATCTAATAGGACGCTTGCAAATTTATCAAGTTGATCCTTTGTAAATTCAAGATTAAGCAGAGAATCTAAGCCATCTAACTCAATTTCATGACCATAAATTTGGCTAAACTGTTTGATTTGATACCATAACCCTACGCCAATTCGGTTTTCACGATCAATAAATTTATCGTAACCGTCCCAAAGGCGACGCTGAAATAGCGGACTGAAGTGATAGCCTTTAGCTCGTTTTTTAAAAAAGTTCTTAAGATCAACCAGTTCTTTTTTAAGGTCATTATGTATTAATTGAAAATATCTTTTATCTGGTGTTAACTTAAACTTTAGCAAACTCTTTGGATGTTTTTACACACCCAGCATCTTTTCAATATCAAGTCTAGTTTTTGTACCAAAAAGCGCGGCGTCTACTGTCTTGATTGTGTCTTGATAAAATTGAATTTGGCTTTCGATCTGGTCGATCGTTTCTTTGATAATAGACGTTTTTCCGTCGACAATAGTAGTCTTTTCGTTAGAATTGTATCTTAGCTGGGATGTTCTGGAGACTGCTTCCCACTCGTCTCCTTTTTGTTCTCTATATTTCTTTTTGTAGCGATTGAAGTGTTCAATTAGGGTATGGTTTTCCTCAAGCAATCGTTGACGCAAGCTTAAAAAGTAGACTTGGGCATCAGCGAGTCGCTTTATATTACTCATATAACCAATTCCTTCCTGTACCTCTTCAGACACAGCTTTACGCTTTGCTGAAAAAACATCAGATAAACTCTTTTTAACTTCTGGTGATTGTTGTTCGAATTCCATATCTTCTTTTACTTGGTACTGGCCCTAAGGTTTAAACAAAGGTGTAACAAGTACTCTCAACCTTAAAATAATATGTATCAAATTCTTGTGGATTGAGTGAAGTGTAGATATCTGTTCCAATGGAGTGCCTGTCTCCATTTTTATAATAGGAACTAATTTGACCTGCATAGAGACAAATTATAGAATCGATATGGTACTGTTTTAAACTGCCTAGCATCATATTTTTAAAGTCTTGATCAGATACGGCTGATCCAACATTAGTTATAAAGATGCTTGGATAGATGATAGGATAGCCTCCCATTTGATGATTTGTCATAAATGTTTGACGAACATACGGCAAGGTTGCAAATTTGGATAAATCTGTTAAAAATTGACGATAAATCTTTGGGTTGCTGAAAGTAAAGATGGAAAATGGCTGTTTTCTTTGGATAGTTTCCCTAACCAAGTTAACTCTGTTACCTTCGTACTCCCCTTTTATAAACTCTAAGTTCAATTTTAGTATAATATTATTTCAAAGTTATTTATTTCATATGGAGAAAGTTTTAAACGTCGTAGATTTTGATGAAACCTTATTTAGGGTTCCCCCATTTACCCATGCTGGTACAGAGTTCAAAAAACCATATGAGTGGTTCGATAATCCAAAATCCCTAAATACCAATCTATATAGATTGCAACTAATCGAGTCGGTTTTTAACAAACTGGATAAGGATCACACTACAATAATTCTAAGCCACCGGGTAGCTGCAACCAGAAAGGCAATGGAGGCAGTTTTAGATAATTTTGGAATTACCAAAACATTTAACCAAATTATTCTATGCGAGCGTAATACAGATAAGCCGCAAATGCTACTTGAATATTTAGATACAGTCGGGCCGTCTTTTGATAAAATCCGAATATTTGAAGATTCTCTAGTTCAAATAGACAAATACACTAAAGATCCATACCTAAGTAAGATTACAAAATCAATTGAATATTGGTTTGTTGATAAGACCGAATTGCTCCAAATTAATGGAAATATTGGTATATTATCAAGAGAAAGAATACAACTTAAATACTCATGATAATTTTTATTGAAGGTACCCGTCACTCAGGCAAAACCCATTTACTTAATCAACTGGTTAAGCTACACGGTGATGAATTAAATCTATTTTATTATAAATTTTACCTAGCTGATGAATATTCAGCAATAGTTAAAGAATGGGATAAATCTGATTCTGGTATTCACTATTTTAGTATGGGTAATATTATGACAATACTTGATCTACATGAGCATTTTCCCGATAAGATTTTTGTATTTGATAGAGCTCATATTACCGCAGCTACTTGGGCAACCATTTGGAATCGCTTGGAATTTAGTCAAGCTCAATCTGAGCTATATGGCTTAATTAAAAGACCGGGCTACCAAAACTGCAAAACTATTATGATTGATGCACCAGATGAATTTAAACAGGATCAGGCTCGCAAAAAAGACCTATGGGATGGATTAGTTTCAGCAAAAGAAGAAAAGCGACTTATGCTAAAATTGATTGAAGATGCGCCATTTAGATTTAAAGATGCTCGTGAAGGTAATTCCTTTGACCATTTTACAAATAATTTTAGTCAAGACTCAGTTGATGAGTTTTGCGAGTTAATCCAAAGATTAGTTCGGGATAAATAATCAGAAATAGGCAACTATAAAATGACAAAACGCACTATTGGAAACTTTAAGCAGTTCCTAAACGAAGCAGAAGAATCTGAGGCACTTAAAGGATTACCATTTCAGGAACTTATGGACCAACTAGTTAAATTGACTGATATTACATCAGATAGTTTAAGCATTGGAACACCAGCTGATATCTATGGCCACTCGACTTCATATAAAACTGATCTTTCTGAAGTTCAAGCCAGACTTGCAGATGTTGACCGTTACTATACAACAAAAATGAAAGAAGAAGTTAGATTTTATTGTTGGAATCTTAACTGGAAAGACTATTCATCTGGTAGAGAATTAGAAAAAAAACTACCAGAAGGAACAATTCAACCATATCAAAATGTTAACCTAGCTAGCTTAATTACCTATTTTGAAGAGAACCCAGAGGATGCTGGTTTACTAAAAGGCATTAGCCTTAGCGTTTCTTCAAAGGCTGGCAAAGATTTTGCAAAGGATATGGGAGCAGGAAAATACGGATCTTTGGACTAATACTAATTTAAATTTATGGCAGGACTAAACCACTTAAAGGACATTTACGAAAAAAAGGGCAAAGAATTTTTAGAGGCTCTTCTTAATAAAGAAGTTATTGTTAACGAAAAAATGGACGGTGCATTTTTTGGTGCACAAAGAAATTGTGGAAATTCCGAAGAACCATTTGAATTTTTTAAACGTAATACTAAATTAACAGGTGTAGATCGTGTCCTAAGTTCATACTATAACCCTGCACTTAAACACTTCGATGAATTATCGGCTGACTCAATTGAAAAACTTCCATGTAACTATCATTTTGGAATGGAGTATTTTAGTTCACCGACTGCTCAATCAATACAATACGATAGATTACCTAAAAACCACTTGATCCTAAGTTATATTCATATATTGGATAAAGCTGGCGAACAGGCTGAGACTATCCAAGATAAGGCAGAATTAGACAAATGGGCGGATATTTTAGATATCGAGCGCCCACCAATTATTTTTCAAGGAAAACTAACAGATGATCAAAAAGAGAAAATTTTAGATTTTGTCTATACTCCGCTTGATGAGTTAGTTGGAAAATTTAAAACTGCATCTTTTACCAAATACATTATTAATGTTCTTAATCCTGAACTTAGAACCTCTTTTTTAAGAGACACCGCTGACAAAGATATCGAAGGTATTGTTTTTAGATTCTATGAACCAGGCGGAGAAGATTCAGTATTTTTAGCAAAATTAGTTGACCCGGTTTTCCAAGCAAGAGCAAAGGAAAAGGCACAAGACAGAGTAGCTGCACCAAAGACTGATGATTACATTTGGATTATGACAGCTGACTTAATGAATTTTATTGAAACCTATTCACAAGCAGACCTTGATGCAATTAAGCCAGATGGTACAACATTTGAAAGACGTTATATTCAAATTATAAATGCAATATTTAAAGATTTTATACAGGAGCACGGTAGCAAATATCGCGGTCTTGAAATAACAACTCCAGAATTCCTAAATAAGCCGGAGTTTGATGTTAATCGTGTCTTGATCAATGATGATATGGTAATTAGATAATCGATTCAGATAAAACTCTTAAGGAATTGTACAGAGTTTTCTTAAATACATTTAGAAAGAAAAATATTAGAGTTAGCTCAACCTTTTTTAATAAAACTATGAAAGAAACTCTAAAATCCCAAATTGCTAAAGTTCAACTTGCAGCAGAGGATAAATTAAACGAGGCATTTTTTCCAACATTTAATCAATTTTTTGGTACAGATGAGGATGCCTCAGATTTTTTTAGTCAATTTCAAGCAAATCAAACTAAAAAAAAAGATATTGAAATCGTTATTTACCTAGATAAATTTCAACCTCTAAGTAAAGAACACGAAAAAATCGCAGCTAATATTAAAGGAAAGTATGATGTTCCTTGTTTAATGGTAGCGTATCACCCTGGACAAAGAAGTTCAGCTTTTCCAATGTCTTCGGAGATTATGTAGTAGGCGGTTCAACTGTAGATTCAGTTGGAATAGATGAATTAATTGGTGCAATTGGCCAAGGTTATTCAATTAAAGCAATTGCAACCAACTTAGAGTTTGTGCCAGATTTAGTAATTGACCTAAATCGTATTAATAAGAGAGCTCCATACGCAAAAATTCCATCTCAGTTAAAGGTAGTAGAAGTACCTAAAATTGAACTAGAAGCAGAGCTTGTTAATTCAGTTAAAAACCAAGATTTTGTTTTGTATAAAAACATAACCAGTAAGCCTCTACACTCAGAGTTTTATAATATGACAAAGGAGATTGAAGAATCCCTTTTAACTGAGTCGATTTCAGTTGCAGAGCTTGATAAAAAGAAAAGTGACCTGCTTGATTTAATTATTGATGCACCATATAATGAGGCTCTCTATAAAAAGATTGAAAAACTATTAAAGAGAACCCATAACGACGTAAATAAAGAGTTATTTGATATTCTCGGCACAGGTAAAGGCTATAAAGATTTAGCAAAAACCATTGTTTCAATTGCGGACGATCTTGATCAAGACGATGACCTATTGGTGTATTTAGATAATCCAACTATTACATTTGAAGATATTACAAATAGCCCAAACGGCAATCTAAAAACCTTATTTGATACGACAGGTCTTAGCCCAGCACTATATGATCAGCTTTTTAATTTAATTGGGTCAGTTGGTAATGTAAACATTGGTCGCGGCGAAATTTTAATGTCAATCTTAATTAAGGATGCGGTAAACGCTGGAAATAGAGATAAGGGCGATATTAAAATTAAGACAGATTTAATTGAAATTAAATCAAGCGGAGATAATTTTAGATTAACTGGACAAAGCGGTACTGGTATGGGAGCAGATACTGGAAACTATATTAGAAAAGGTTTAGCCGATCTATTTACTGCAGCTAAACAGGAAGTGCCAGAGTATTTTGAAAACTCTACGGCATTTACACCATCAGCTTCTGCTACTCCAAGAAAAGAATATTTTAGCCAAGGAATTACAGCTGCTGTTCAAGCTTCAACTAAAGAAGAGGTTGTTGAAATTTTAGCAGCCGGATTCAACCTAATCTATAAGAACTACAAAGATGAGTTGACTGCTGTATTTAACGGTGCAATCGCAGAAGACGGTACATTTAATACTGGTGTCTATTTAAATGGAGTATTAAAGATTGAGTTTGATCGATATTTACAGGACGGCACATATTTTATGGCAGTTAGTAAACACACAGGAGACTATGTTTTAATTAACGGAAAGATTACAGATGATCAGCTTAAATACTTTAAGATTGAACAGGCTAATAATATTAGACCTAAATCTACTTCATCTGACTCTCTATTGGGAATAGATCTTAACATGGATTCATTCTCAACTGCTCCTCAAGAATAAGTCTAGCCTTGCTCTAATAAATATCCTAAAAGGGCGAAACTTGTGAATTCTTCTCAGAAAAACTACAAAGCTTATCTTCAGGGTAAAGCCAGATTGGAAAATGCAGTTATGCAGCATCCAAGTGGAGACAATAAGATTATGGATCTTTTACAAAAGGAAACTAATCGGACCTTTTGGATTAAACCATTCGCCGATTGGAAAAAACATACTACAAAGAAATGATTCCATTTGAATTACAAAGCGGGTTAGACGAGCCACAGACTGATGCCATGGATGTATCTACATTTATGTTAAGTCTACTGCAAATTAGAGACCAGGCTCATATTTTACATTGGCAAACTACAAACGAAGCTCAACACAATGCATTTGGTGCATTTTATGATGATTTCTTAGGATTAGTTGATGAAATTGCTGAACAGATCATTGGTAAATTTGGCAGATTTAAAGTTGGAGGCTGCGCAATTCTAGTTATGGACTACGATCAAGCAATGCCAATTTTTATTCAAAATATCGAAAGAGTATTTCAACAAGATTTTTGTGAAATATTTGATCAAGAAACAAACACTGAATTATACAATGTAAGAGACGAGTTTTTATCATTAAAGAATAAACTTGCATACAGATTAACCCTAGACTAATGCTGAAATTTAAACACATACATATCCTCGAACAGCTTCTATTAGAATCTGAATTAATTATTATTGGAAATGAAATTTCTGATATTATCACATTTGCCAAAGGCTCCAATAAAAAGGAGGAGGATATCATGAAGAAGGTCGATGAGTTTTTATCAAGACTTATCGAAAATGATATTTTAAATAAGGCAAAGACTGATCCTCAGGTTCTTCAGCAATTAAGCCAAGCTTTTCTTAATAAAGAATGGATTGATATTTTAAATAAGTATATTGATTTTATTTCTCAAACTTTAAAAATTGAAACCGAAGTTCTTGATCAAATGATTAAAGATGGCGAAGACATTGAATTACAGTTAGAGAGAATACGAGCATACAAAGGTCGAATGGCTATTGTATGGGAAGCATATCAAACCATTGAGGAGAGCAATTGGACAGCCGAGGTTAATGACCTGCTTGATAAAATTAAAATTTCATTTACTGATCAAAAGAAAACTGAAGCTGAGGTTACTAAAACATTAGTTAGCTCTGCCAAGGAAAAAATGGATGGTACGACTGCAGATTCTGAAGACTTTAGAAAAACAGCAGAAGACTCGGTAAAGGTAGCCTATATTATTTCAGACTTTTCAAATAAAGATGAGGATAAAAAGAAGCCTGAACCAGATATTATTGATGTTGAATGGGAAGAAGTTCAAACGGAAATGGATAATGATGTTGACGACTTCAAGAAATCGTCAGAGGATTTTAATAAGCGAACTGGCGGTAAGGCTGAGAAATTAGTTAAACGTGACGTTATTATTAGAAATGCAATCGAAGAACTTAGAAATTGGCCAGACCTAAATACATTAGAGTCTCAATTTGTAAAAGTTCGTATTATGATTATGACGGATGAGCGAGGCGAAATTGATGCTATTACAAAACGTCGAACTATGTTACAGACTCTCGACGATTCGGCCAAGAAACAATATATGGTTGAGGCAATTGAGGCATACTTAGAGGCAAGGACTCGTCTTGGAAAATATAAAACTGACCTTGACATAAGTCGTTATAAGGGAGTTGCCTATTCTCCAGAAATTAAGCTTCCTCTATTTGAAAGAACTAAAATTGCAATTACGTCTAAACAAATGTTAGACTCCAGCCGAATTAATTATCTACTAAAGATTGGAACCTATCTTGGTACGCTATCGGCAACTGTCGAATATCAAGGAGAAGAGCAAAAGAATCTTGGAGCTCAACTCGCAAGATTTAGACAAGCAACTTTACCTATTATTGGAAGAACCATTTCAAGAACTGCCAAGGTGACTGGTGGTAAAGAGGCTCAATTAAAAGCTGAAAAGTGGACACGCTTCTTATTTACAAGTGCAGAAAGCGGACTAGATGCACCACAAAGTAAAATTAAAGGAGCAACTAAAGTTGGATCCGGTCAAGTTAAAGAGGATGTTGCATCACCAGGTGTAGCAATGCAAACACCAGCAAGTATCGGCGGCATGGGTAATCCAATTGCGCCAACTCAAACTTCACCAGGTTCTGGTGATAATTTTCAACCAAAGAAATCTAAAAAAGCTAATAGAAATATTTTAGACTTTACTAGCTTTTATAAAAATTTAAATAAAAAGTAAAATGCAAAAAATTAAAACTTTCGAATCATTTTCACAAGAAGATTTCGAGCCAACTCAAATTCAACTAGCAGCTGAACCAATACACAGCAAAGAAGATTCACATGAAGCTGAATATGAAAATTATATGTTTTTTGGAAATCTTAAAACAATTAAAAGATGTGTTGATCTTTTATTAGAAATGGACGAGTCTAGTGTTGATGAAATTTTGAAAAACGGACACGCATGGGCAGCTGACCATATTGCTACATCAAAAGATGACGTAGAAGAGGTATTTAACTTTTTAATTAATGAAGTTAACGATTCTCAAGATAAGGAACTAATTCAAGAAGACCCAAAGGAATACTAAAATCTAATTATTAAATGTCGCCTAATCTACAGTATCATTTAAATGAAAATATATGTATTGCCGAATCCGCCTTTAGGCCGGGCAGTGATGCACATATTTCGTTATTAACTGAGGCTAGGTTTTATTTTGAAAATGGGGTTACATTTGATTCTATTACAGAGGAATTATTCATAAAAACTGATTTAGGTTTTATTGGAGAATATTTAGGGGAGCCAGTGCCACTAGATTTTCCAATTGAAGAACTTAATGAGGCTGAATATAAAGGTCGAGAAGTTGACCTAAACTATCCAAAACGAGGTGGTGCTAAAAAGTATCATGTCTACGTTAAAAATCCAAAAACTGGCAAAATCATTAAAATTGCATTCGGCGATATCCATGGAGGCCTTACCGCAAAGGTAAGCAATCCAAAGGCTAGAGCATCATTTGCAGCTAGACATCAATGTCACCTAAAGAAAGACAAAACCAAAGCTGGATATTGGGCTTGCCGAATAAATCGATATGCTCATCTTTGGGGCGGTAAAACTTATCCGGGGTACTGGTAATTATATGAATAATATACTTACATACACAGAATTTATTACAGAGGCAAGAAAAACCAAAAACTCACCAGATTGGCACGATTCAAATGCCCCTGATGCAAATGGTAGATTTAAAAGCCTTGGAATCAAAGCCTTAGCTTCATGGTTAATTAAAACTAGAGGCGGCGATATGAGAAAAATTACAGGTAGCCTTAACCAGCAAATTGTATTTAATCGTAATGATAATCCAGCCTATGCTAAAAAGATGGAAAAGGTTAGAGCCGAGGTAAAGCGCCAACTAAATAAAAAGTCATAAACGATGTACGTAAAACCATTTAATGAATACATAAGTTTACTTGAGAAAAAGTCGACTCTTGAAAATCCAGCTCAATATAAAGCCCCAGAAGGAAGTTCTAGAGATAAAAAGCTAGATAAAGCGAAGAGTTTATTAGATAGCGGTAAAAAGGATGCTGCATATAAACTTAGAGATGAGATGGAGGCCGCTGAACGAAAGAAATCTGGTTGGAAAAATACGCCAAGACCTGATTCAAAGGTAACTGAGGCGGATAAGAAAAAATCTTCTAACCTTAGCAAAGAAACCCTAGCTAAAATTAGGGCAGTTGCTACTAAAAAGGGTTATTCGTTTGCTGATTTAAAACGAGAATATTCCAAAGGTCTAGGTGCATTCTACTCTTCTGGTTCCAGACCAGGAATGACTGCTCATCAATGGGCAATGGCTAGAGTAAATGCGGCAGGTCCAAGTAAATCTTGGGCAGATGTCAAAAAGACTAGGTAACATGCATCCATATAAAGATATAGCATCTGGTGATAACTGGGTAATACGAAAATTCACCCAAGCAGTGGATCCAATTGAACTATTATGGCATAGGGATGATGAAGATCGTGCTCTTGAATTGATTGAGGGTAATGGCTGGAAAATCCAATTAGATAACTCACTACCTATAGAGTTAAATCAAACCAATCGAATAAATATTAAAAAGCACGATTGGCATCGACTAATTAAAGGCGATGGTAATTTGGTTGTAAAAATCTATAAATCATAAAATGGCATTTGAAATCGGCGATAAAGTTAAGCTTAGATTATCTAAAGATACAATGGACCGTCTCAATCTGGTAGGCGCCCCAATTGATAATAAAATTGTTACTATTGGCAAAGTCTATAGATTAGACTATGCACCAGATCAAACTTTATACATGGTCGATTTAGAAGAACCTATTGAGTTCGAAGGTACAACCTTTGACGAGATTTACGATCTTCGCGATGCAGATCTAGACCTAATTGATGTAAATGAGCCGTTGCCTGAAAGTAGAGTACTAACCTTTTCTTCTTTTTTAAATGAAGCAAAGAAGCCAGCTAGTTGGTACTTTGGTATTGCAGATTGTCATGGTGTAGAATCTTTTACTAAAGAAAATATTGATCATAATTACCTAAATCAATTAGATAGAATCCATGATTTAGGTCTTGCTGATGAAACTGCCCCGACCCGAAAGAGCGTAATGCAAGCATACAATGGTCAGCTAAATATGATGATGATGCGCTGCAGCTTTAATCAACAGCGCCATCCAGTTGTTTATAGAGTTTCTTTAACTGATGATGTTGCTGACTATGTTCAATCGTTTGTTGATCGACGTGATTATATTGGTGCACTAAATGCAATTAAAGATCACTCAACAGAGATTCAATTAGCTAGAGGCCAAGGCATGAACCTAGAAAGACGCTGGAAAATGATTCCTAATCCAGATCTCGATCCGTTTCACGGATAATCCATTACCTCCGCATACGAACTCTTTTATTGTCACAAATAGATAATAAAAAGGATTAACTAAATGGCAACAGGCAGTAAAGGACAAGAAGTTCCAGTTATAGATACCAAAACCGGTGCTCCACAGTCATCGGGCGGAGCCACTTCTCTATTTAATGCATTTTATGTGTTTAAGTATAGTGGTGGAGTTGATATAATTGATGAATCAACCTATTCATCCAATAATCAAAGTTCAAGACATGGGGCCGCGCCTCATATTATTAGTAATCCAACTGCATCTGCTATTGTTGACTGGGCTAAAACTATTCCAGTCAATCAAGATAATAGTAAGTATGGCATAAAAAACTCGCCATACACATGGTCAGATTTCCTATTTTGTAAATGGTATGGAATTGTGCCAAACAACCGACTTATAACCCTTAGAAAATTTCCGTTAGCATCAAATGACGATGCTGCAATTAAAAGAGCAAAACCGGTTCAAAATATACCAGTCGCACAGGCTGTAACTTGGTTTGGGGCTGGAACGGGTAATGACCTAAACAAAATTTGGCAAAGTACATGGTCGCTGGCTTGGACAAAAAAGGACACTGCGCCTAAGGAAGTTGCGGGAAATAATGTTACTAATTTTACACAATCCCTAGTTAAAGGTTTAAGTGCAAGCGGCGCGAATAAAGCTCTCATAGCAGCGGTAGAAAATCTAGCAAATCAGGCAGATGGAATAGCTGGTGGCGGAACCGCTGACCAATACGGTAGGGCTAAAATTGAAGAAAATGAACAAATTTATTTAAAGGGATTATGGGCAGATAATGGCGCCTTTTTTAATCAAATACAAGGTCCAGTTAATGTTAAAAAAGATTTTTTAATTAGGGATAGAGGGCTTTCGACTACTGCTCAAGATGCCAATTGGGTAATTATATTTGAATATAAAACTGATTCGTATTTTGGGATGAGTCAAAAAAGAGTTGCACTAGACATTATTGCAAACATGCTAGCTTTAACCTATTCTGATGGAGAATGGTTGCAGTCACTAAACGTCTACTATAAAAAACTAGGACTTGCACTTGCACCAACTGAACAGGCTCTACTAGAAAGTGCCTTTGTTTCAGGCGGATTAAATCCAGATAAGTTACTTGCTGCATTTACCGATATCGCCAAGGCCAGGGCAGGTTCAATTTTAAAATTGGCAGGCAAATTAGCGCCGGCTTTGGCAAAGACTGCTACCAATGTAGTAGTGGGTACTGCTAAATCTGTATTAAGTGGTGATTTTAATGTTAACCCATATGAAGGTATGTCAGCAGCAGACAAAGCTTCCATGGAGGCAGCTCTTAATGTTGAAATAACAAAGGCACTAGCCGACAGTTTTCCTGCATTTGTTCAACAGAGAGCAAATGTTCCAGACATGCCAACTGGGAACTGGCACTTAACAATAGGCAACCCAATGAATCCAATTATGAGAATTGGAGATGTTATTGTTAGAAGCTGTTCATTGGATTTTGGCGAAGAATTGGGTCCAGAAGATTTTCCAATTGATTTAAAATTTACAGTAACTCTTTCTCCAACCAGACCAAGAGATAGTGCTGATATTAGACAAACGTTTAACTTAGGTCGAACCGATTATGTTGAAACATTTGTAGGACACACATATGATCAGGCTAATACATACGGAATAGAAAATAAAGGTCAGGAATTAGCTAGTAGAGGAACCACGGAGGAGCCGAAAAAGCAGAGCGCAAGCGACGCCAGACAAGGACAAGTTGCAAATTGGTTAAATAATCGATATGGCGCAGGCACAGCGGACGGAGAAGGCGCAGTATTTCTAAAGGACGTATACTTCTATGTGCCGCCTGAAGTTGGTACAGTCGGCGGATCTAGATAAAAATATAAAGTAAACCATGTTATTATTTAAAACTATATCAAATAAACCATTTTTTTCAGGAAGTTTTACTCAAAAAATCCTTAGCAAAGGTACAGTTAGGTTTGATAGTAAGCAGTTAACTAGCGACTATACTTTACATAAAGTTGATCCTATTGAAGAAATGCGACCAGATTTAATATCAATTCTATATTATGGAACTGAAAACTATGCAGATATCTTGTGTAAATATAATGGTATATCAAATCCATTTAGTTTGGTTAGAGATCAATTAATTAGGGTTCCAAATACACCTGATGCATATTTCGTTAAAACCGAAGATATTATAGATAAGGGCACAGTTAAAGCTTTGCCGAACGTAATTTTAGCTACAAAAAGGGATTCAACTAGACTTTCATATTTAAAGAAGCTTGGAACAAGTTTGACGCAGCCAAATTTGACTCTGCCTAACGATAAAAATATTAAAGTTCAAAATGGAAAGGTTATATTTGGTGCAGATGTTACAAAGGTTAATAAACAGGACTGTCCTACCCCAATTTCAAGATCAAATGTGTTAAAAAACCTAATTGAATCAAAAATATTTAAATAATGGCACTGGATCCAAATTCAATATTAGCGATTACTCAACCTAATTTAGAAATTAGAAGGATTTCTCATATAAATCCAGAAAGTTTTGAGTCAGAGTCAGAAGTAACCACCGAGCGCGCAAATAACGCAAATATTCAAACTGTAACTGGGTTGATTGCACCCTATGTTGAAATTGATAACTATGTTGTTCCACAAAATAGGCTAGTGTCTCTTTCTATAAATCAAAATGGATTTTTGCCAGAGCTGACGCTAAGTGTTATTGATAATACTGGAGTATTTTCTGGAATGTATTTTCCAAGAACCAACCCTATTTTAAAACTATACATAAAGTCCCTTTCGCCAGCAATAAAACCAATTAGATCTGATTATTTAATTACTAATATTGTAAGCTCTGAGTTAAGTACACTTTACACTGGAGCAGGCCGCATTGAAAGTATCTATACAATTACTGCAAAGCTATATGTTCCTGGAATATATGGAAATACTGTACAAAGTATTCCAAAAAAGAAATCATGGGAGGCACTAAAAAGTTTGGCCGATCACCTAAAATTAGGTTTTGCAACAAACGAAACTTCAACTGATGATCTAATGACTTGGATTAATCCAAACGGAACGATTGAAACTTTCATACAAGATATTTGTGCTAGAGCCTATAAAAACGAAAAGAGCTTTTTTGGATGTTTTATCGACACTAATTATATTTTAAATTTTGTTAATTATGAAAAAGCCCTTAGCAAAGAAACTAAAGTTATGCAAACAGCCGGCGATGGAATGGAGTCTCAATATAGTGCAGTCAATAGTGTAAGTAAGACTGAATCAAAAGACGATAAACCTAAAGACACAGAGTTAATCGATGTACTATTATCTTCGTCAATCACGGACACCCATTCTGGATTCAACATTGCACACTATGCAATGTATTCTAACCACGGCGAGGTTTTATCAAAACAAAGCTTTAGGAAAAGTATTACGTGGCACGATAGAAAGTTTTATTTAGAAAATAAGCTGCCAATCAATCACTATATTGAGCCATTGAGCGAAAAAACAATTGAGAATAAAAATGCTACTTATCAAAAACCCAAGCTTGCTACATTTTCAAAGGAACAAACTAGTAGGTGGGTTGGAGTTGACTATAATAACGGCCATGCAAACTATAAATTTGCTAGATTACTAAATAGCCATAATACTGATGAACTTGGAAAAAATTATTTGGTTGTTAAGCTGCCTGGAGTAACTCAAGCTATCTATCGAGGTGGTAAAGTTGATGTGTTAATTAAGAGACAATTATCAGGTGAAGCAGATGCAATTGCGCCAGATTCAAACTTTGAACAACCCGTCACCTCAATCAAAGGATCAGGGGAAGTAATTGATTTATACTTGACTGGACCATATATTGTAAAAGATATAATATATGAATTTAATGGAAGCCCAGAAGCGTCTGAATTTAAATATTCAACTGAACTTATTTTAGTTAGACGCGAATGGCTTGAAATTAGTGATGATAATAAATTAGACTCGGAAAAAAATATTTAAATACAATGTCATTACCAGATTTTGAACCACAACCAGATCCATATGTTAATAGCAGTGCCTTGGGTGCTGACGCAACAGCTGGTGATAAAAGAAGCTCTTGGGTAGCATCTGTTGTAAATGATAAAGATACTAGATCATTACCTAATATTATTCAATCATTTAGAAATTCTAGGCTTTCGACTGGATATGATGAACCTACCTATTTTGGATTTGCACTAGACATACATAGTCAATTAAGTGAAGCTAAAGGAACTATAAACCCATACACTGGGCTTAAAGCAAATCCACTGTTCTATTTGCCAGACTGGGCAAAAATGTCATCAGATGGAAGCGGTATTACTGAAGTAAACACTGGAACAAATTTTCCTGACCTACTTGCAAATGCCAGCGAAGCCTGTGCAATTCAATACTTGAATAGTTTTTCTCTTAAACTTAGTGAAACTAACGACGAAATTTTACCTAAAAATCTACTATTGAATTCGGCAGCAGCCTCTACTATCACAAATAGACCGGCTGGCGAATTAAACCGAGGTTTCTATTTAATGGAATTTATTAAAACTTTAAATCATATTCAAGAAAAATCTCCATGGGCATTTAAAGAACTAGATGGAATACCTAACCTATGGAAAGCTTGCCAAGCAGGCTACAAATTTGAACCAATTACACTTACAATAACTGGAGATGAGACAGTAGATCTTAGATTAACCCGCCTTGCCGAAGCATATCGTCTATTGAGTTATGATTCGTTTAATGGTAGAAAGGTATTGCCTCCGAATCTTGAAAAGTTCTCAATGGATATCTATTTTATGGATTTACGTTTCCTAAAAAATGGTGAAAATGTTGGACTTAATATTAATTTAGGCTTTGGCGGACCCAGTGCACAATACGATGAAACGTTCAGTGGCCAGGTAAACTTTGGTGGAATTGCATTTAGATGCATGGGCTGCAAATTTGATTTTTCAGACTTTTTAGAAAATGCAGGAACTCAAACTAAATCGTCGACTGGCGAATCTTCCAGTAACCTACAACCTAAAATTAAAATTATTGTTGATCGAGTAATGCCAGCCACATATTTTGGCGATAAAGCATTTGGCACAGCTGGTTTCTTTGATGATGAAGCTGGCTTAAATCCACTATTTGGAGGATTGGGCGGTGCTCTTGATCTTGGTCCTTTTACTGGAGGAATAACTAGAGTGTTATCCGCGGGCCGTCGAGCTCTAACTAATATATTAGGAGCTCCTCAACGAGCCCTAAATGATGCTCTACTTGGTCTAGAAAGACAGTTTGATGCAGCCGTTGATGGTGCACTATCAAATGGTCCTCTTAATTCTAGGCCATTTGAAAAGTTTTCGCCAACAGATTTAACCGCAGTTACCAAAGAAAGAGGAGCTGCTCCAATTAATGATGACTTATATGATGGATCGCTAGTACAGATATTAACTGAACGAAAGGCCGGTGGTACAATTACAAAAGACACTTTCCCAGGCAAAGACATTAGAACTGTTTTACCAATTAAAAATGATATATTTCCAGGTAAAGACACCAGAACAGCTTCACCAATCAAGAATGATATGTTTCCTGGAAAGGAGATTACCCAAATTGGAAAAATTAATACTGATATTTTCCCAGGAGACGTTCCAATTATGAAAGCGGTAAACCAAAGGAAAGTTGGAGGTAAAATAACTAGTCAAAATCCACTTAAGCCATAATGATTGTAAACAGAGACCTAGATATTAAACGCTCGTCAGACACAACGATTGACTATATTTTAAAAAAGTATATGGGTACAGTTGTTGATGCAAACGATCCTCTTAAACAGGGTCGATGTAAAATTTTAGTGCATGGAGTATTTGATACACTAAAAACTGAGGATCTTCCTTGGGCAAATCCAATGGCAAAACCTACATTTTTTGGTAAAGAGGGTGCTGCCAGTATTTCTATTCCAAAAAACGGAGCCCTTGTAGTTGTAACATTTGATCAAGGCGACATTTATTCGCCTGAGTATTCTCAGTTACAGGAACTTGCGGCAGACTTACAGGAAGAATTAAAAAAGGATGGTGAATATTTAGGTTCGCATTTTATCCTATGGGATGGCGATGAACAGCTTAAATTGTGGTTTACTGTAGGCAAAGGCTTAACATTCGAAAATAAAAAATCCCGAATTAATATTGCTCAGGATTCAACTATTACAATTGAGCATAAAGACACTGAGTCTATTATTGAACTAGAGGGTCCTACTATTAAAATTATTGCAAATTCAACTGTTGATATTACAGCAACCTCTGAGGTTAGGGTAACATCTGAGCAAGTATGGCTTAGAGGAGACTTTACTAGACTTGGAGCAAGCGGCTTAACTGAGCCAGCTGTTATGGGAGATGCACTTATGGCAACAATTGAGTCCCTTGCATCAATGATCGATGGCAAAATGCCGTCGACCCCAGGCCTAGCTAAAGGCGTTGTAAGTTTAGCAAAACCATTAATTTTATCAGATACAGTTACCGTGGGTAAGTAATTTAGGTATATTAATTATAGTGAAAGACTATTATAATATACTAGAAGTTGAGCGCGGATGCAATCAGGCAGATATTAAAAAGGCATATCGAAAACTTGCCATTAAATATCACCCTGATAAAAATCCTGACGGTGATTCCAAATTTAAGGAAATCGCCGAAGCTTATGGTGTATTAGGAGATGTAGAAAAGCGTAAAGGTTACGATAAAGGCGGTGCTAACTTTGAGGACCTTCGTGACATGTTTAGCGGATTTGGCTCAACCGATATTTTTACCCAAAATTGGGGTATTGATCTTGATATAGTAGTTAATCAAAAAATCGATCTTAAAGACCTTTTAACTGGTAAGACTATTGAAGTAGTCTATAATAAAAAGGGCGAGTCTACCCCAAATCGTTTTAGTGTAGAGCTTAGCCCAGACAAAACCAAACACCAATTAATTTTTGATGGTAATCGAGCATTTTCTAGATTAACTTTCCAAAATATGGGAAATACTGGTAAACTTGGTGGAGGTGCAATGTTTAATCGCACATTTATTGGTAATCTATATGTCCTATTAGAAATAGTAATACCATCTGGTATTGTTATGGATGCAGCCGGTAATATTATAGATAACAGAGAAGTAGACTTAACCGAGTTAATTAATATTGAAAATCTAATCTTTAAATCTGTGTCTGGCACAAAATTTAAGATAAAATCTCTTAGCGCTAAGTCCTTTAGCGATATTCAAATAACCATTCCAGGCCGAGGATTAGCTACTGGGTTTCAAAATAAAGGTGCATATGTCTTTAAAATTCATACAAGGGTACCTAATTTTGATAAACTAACTGATCTCGAGAAGCAGGACCTACTACGCTTAATAAATAAAACTATATAGATGACAAGTTGTCATCTGTTATAAATTATTTGTACTGATACGATATAAATAATAAAAAAAATCAGGCAACGTGGTCCTTACAGACGTAAACGAAATTACAAATACCTCAGATATGCTCTTCATTATTGAAAGAGTAAATGAAGGTCTAAACACAGTTAAGTCAGAGAATGGTGACATTGTTATGGAAGGGGTTTGTGCAGTATTTGACACAAAGAATAACAACAACCGAATCTACGAAAAAGCTGAGTATCTTCCACACCTAGAATACCTAAACGAGAAAATCGAAAAGGGTCAACTATTTGGTGAGTTAGATCATCCACAAAATTTTGATGTTTCACTTAAGAATGTTTCTCACGTAATTGAGAAATTATGGTACGATCAAGATTCTAATAACGTAAAAATTAAAGTACGTCTGCTAAATACACCGGCTGGTCAGATTGCAAAAACTCTAGTTGAGTCAGGCTGTACAATTTCAACCTCTTCAAGAGCTGCTGGTCAAGTAGCAAATGAGGGTAAAGTAAAAATCCAAAGAATATTCACATACGACTTAGTCGCTGAGCCTGGTTTTAGCGAAGCAGTTCTTAGAAGATCAGTTAACGAAAGTTTCCAAAGCAATTATTCTATGCTTTTCGAATCTTTGGATAATATTAAATCAAGCTCAATTATAAACAAATTGGTAGATATTTCTGAAAGCTTAAACCTCGCAGAATCGATCAAAGTTTATAAGATAAATAATGAAGAGATAGTAAAACCTATGGAAAATAATAACAAACACATGACTAATGAGTTTGTAACGAAAGAAGCGTTCAACCAATATTCTGAACTTGTTAAAGGCAAGTTTGATTCTCTTAAGGAGAGTGTAGATAAAATGGTTGATAACTTCGCAGTTACCGAAGAAGACCAAACAGATGAAGATCCGAATTTGGTTACAGATCTAAATGCTGAAGAAGAAAACACACCTGCAACTAATAACCAATTAGTTGAGTACGTTAACTATCTTTCAAGCGAGCTTGGCAAAGTAATTGAATATAACAATTACCTTTCTGGCATGTTAAACAAATCAATTGACTATTCTGAGCATGTTGCTGAGAAAGTTAATAAGGTAATCGATTACTCGGATTATCTTGCTGAAAAAGTTGAACAAGGTATCGGTTACTCTGAATACGTTGGCGAAAACTTAAATAATGCAATTGATTACTCTGAGCATATCGCAGAAAACGTAAACAAAAATATTAAGTACACAGAATACTTAGCAGAAAACCTTGATAAAGGAATTCAATACACTGAGTATGTTGCTGAAAAATCAGAACAAGGTATCAGATACACTGAATACGTTGCTGAAAACTTAAAGCACTCAGTTGGTTACGCTAATTATCTTGCTGAAAACCTTGAAAAAGGAATTAAATATTCTGAGTATATTGCAGAATCACTAAATGACGGTAAATCTGGTCTTTCTACCAAATCTGCCTCTGCATTTAGCCAAATCGAAAAATTAGACGAATCAGTAAACTACCAAGTTGCTGAAGGTTCTAAAGTTAACGATATAGTTGGTTCAGTAAATGCAATTGTTAAGCATATTAAAGATAACTCAGCTAAATCTGTATTAGAAAGCAGATATCCATTCCTAAAACTTCTTAACGAAGATAATAAATCAAGATTCTTTAATTTAGATCAAACACAAAAAACTGCTATTATAGAAGCTCTTTCTGGAGCAGTTTATTTTAAAGAAGAAGACGTTATCCAAATTATTGAGTCAGTTCTTAACAAACAACAAGAAAACGTTCCTACCTTAATCAAATTCATGCCTACTAAATTCAAAGATATTTTTGAAAGCATGACCCCTGCAGAAAAGAGCCGCTTAGAAGCACAAGCTTCCCTAACTGTTCTTAACACTCCTTACCAAGTTAAAAACTTCTGGGAGAGCAGAGATCTAAGAGGAATTAATGAAAGAATTTATTTCGAAAAACAAAATAAAAATGCGCAACACATCAACGAAAGCCAAGGTAGAGAAGGTTTTATCTCGATTGAGAAAGTTGCGGAACATCAAAGAGGCTATGGTAACACATACCTCGACGCTCTAAAAAGAAGAGCACAAAACTAAAAAATTTTTAAAACAAAATGTCTACAAAAGTATTTAAAAGACTAAACGATTCTTCGATTAAGTCAACTTGGGCTCCAGTTTTAGAAAGCTATGGTGTAAACGCAGATTCACGTCCTTGGTTAGTAGATTATTGCCACTATCACGCAATGTTCGAAAACGCAGGTTCAATCAATGAAGCTACAGTTGCTCCAGGCTTATTCTATCAACAACCAGGTTCTATCAGTGGAATCGGTAACCCATTAGCTCCTACAACAGGTGCAAACGGTTCAGGTGATAAATTCCCAAGTTTATTGCCAGTTGCTATTCAAGTAGCAGCAAAAACAATTGGTTTCGACCTAGTTGGTGTAGTTCCTATGGACTCTCCAGTTGGTTTCCTTCCTTACCTAGATTATGTTTACCAAGGTGGTAACTTAGGTACTGAATTCGAACCATATTTGATCAAAATCGCTGATTTCACTACAGGTGAAAAGGCTACATTCACAGCTGGTACTGAGTACACAGTTGATGGTGATGGAGCTGGAACAGCTGCAGTACTTACACTACAATTCGTAGGTGCTTCACGTATTGACGGTCAATTGATCTTCAAAGTAGTTACTTCTGATGATTCTATCACTTTAGCTACTTACTTAGGTGCTGGTAAAGTGTTAAACAGTGTAACTTTAGATGCGGCTAACAAAGTTGATTTAGTATCTGCTTTAGAAAACCACATCTCTGGATTCACTTCGACTTCAACTGAAGCTCACACAGATTTCTCTGGTCCTTTCCTTTCTGGAAATGAGTATACTCAATCTATGGATAGAGCAGCTGGTGAAGGTTCTAAATTCCGTCAAATGGGTCTTAAAATGTTTACTAAGTTCGTTGAGGCTAAAACTTCTCAAGTTTCTATCTCTGCAACTGTTGAACAAATCCAAGATCTTAACAGAGTTTGGAATTTCGATGCAATCTCTATGTTGGAGAACGTTGCTGTTAATGAGCTTGCTCAAACAATCAACAAAGAAATCGTTTCTAAAGTTAAAAACTTAGCTACAACTAATGCTACACTTGCTAACGCAACTGAAGGTTATGTTGCTAACGTTAACGTTCAACCAGGTTCTGGTACTTTTGAAAACGTAACGACTTCTCAAAGAAAATTAGTTACTAAGATTCTTGAATCTGCTAACTTAATTTATCACAGAGCTCGTTTCGGAGCTGGTACTTTCGCAGTAGTTTCTGCTAAAGTTGCATCTGCTATGGCTGATGCTGCTGGTTATTCAATCGCTCCATTCAACAATGATTTAGGTTCTACTGCTGGAACTCTTTACCCTGCTGGTAAAGTTCACGGTTTAACTATCTATGTTGATCCAAACTTACGTTTTGATAACAACACTGTTCTTATCGGACGTAAAGGTGCTGACGAAGAGCCAGGACTTAAATTCATGCCTTACATCATGGCTGAATCTCTTCAAACTATTTCAGAGGGTACATTCTCTCCGAAAATCGGAATGAAGTCAAGATATGCTCTAGTTGAAGCTGGATGGCATCCACAAACTCAGTACGTACAATTTAATATTGTTGACGGTGCTAATGCAACGGGTGTTAAACACTTAACTGGTGAGTATGTTGCTTAGTCTTTAATAGATTAATATCTCAATAAAGTAAAGCCCTCTTCGGAGGGCTTTCTTATTTTAAGAGGTCAGATAAATAACTAAAATAATTGTCTAATTAGGTAATTATAACAACTATTTAATCTGAGACCCTCTAACGGCCTTAACTTATTTTTAATATGAATACTCATATTACAGGATTGGAGAGACCAGGAGTGATCAGAGAAGATCGAGTAATTAAAAAAATGAAACAATGAAATGGCAAACCAAGTATTGTCTTACACAGAATTCCTAACTGAAAAAGTTAACCAAAACTTAGCATCTATGCCTGCTGCAGGTTCTAGATTAGGAAAAAGCGTTGATCCTAAAATGGCTAAATTAGATATGCCTAAAGGTTCTAGCATTAAAAAATCAGTTGACACTAAAATGACTGATCTTAAAGCCGCTAAAGGTGCTAAAATCACTAAGTCTGTTAACCAAAACTTAGCAGAAGCTGCGCCTAAAGGTAAAGCTATCACTAAGTCAGTTGATCCAGCATTTGGCAAATTAGTTATTAAAGGTACAGCTATCACTAAGTCAGTTGATCCTAAGATGGCTAGCAAACAAAAATAATTAAAAACTCGATGAGGATTACACTAAGCGTACCTCCTAGCATAATTCAATATATGGATGAAGCAGGTATTCCTATGCAGGAAAGAGCAGATCTTTATGAAAGATTTGTTATGTATGCAACTGGTCTAATGACTGGCGACGAGCTTGATCGATTTGAATCATATGCAGCTGACCATGAGTCAGCATATGCTGAAGACTCAAGATCAATGACGTTTGAGTCTTTTATTCAACTAAATGAAAAGAAAAGAAATTCTCTTAAAGAATTAGTTGGTAAAGATGACGAAGAAGAATTAGATCTTGACGATGCTCGACGTATTGGAAGAAAAGTTTCCAAGATGACTGGCGATGATCGTAAGAAATTTGTCGGCATTATTAATTTTATGGGAGCAAGCTGTCGAATATACAATGAAATTTGGGCAAACTATAAAACAGTTGATCCAGAAAGAAAAGATTCCAATAAAGGTAAAGCCTTTAGAGGAGAAAAACCACAAGCATAATTAAATGGGAGTAATCTGCGAAATTTTTCAAAGTCACGAACTTAAATGGCAAGTTAAAGACTGCGAGCCAGTTTGGAACCAAAACGATCAAAAAACCGTTTTGCACAACTTTAATGTGTACCCTGACCTAGATTTTGTAGATGCCTATGGAAATTCTACCTATGTAAAGTATACAGGTGCAGATAAAATACGTGACCTTTTACTTGCAATACACAAAGTTATTTGTGGTTATGTTAATGAAAAGAAGAGCAAGTCTACTAAAAACGAAGCTCTTGAGCTTCCAGCCGGAGGATCTAATCTACCTGCTGTTCAAGGAAGTAAGGAACTTGCGACTATTCAGAAACCTGGATTGCCTGCAGTTACTCAAAAACCAGGACTACCTGCTGTTATACAAAAACCAGGCTTGCCTGCAACTATTCCATATGATGCAGCTCAATATACAAAAGAAGATCCAGAAGATCAAAAATTGCTACCGGCTCCGGCCGAATCTCTTTTTTATTGTTTAACAATGGAAGACGAGAATAAAGTAATACATACAATCGAGGTTAAGTCTGGCGAAACTGCTCCAACTATAGAATCTTTAATTGGAACTGATATTGAAGCTAAGGGTAAGATAAAACTTGCGTCTGGCCCATACAAAACGCTAGAGGAAGTTGAAAAAGAGTGTACAATTGAAGAAAAACCAGAAGAAGACTGCTGTAATTATTATGTAACTATTAAAACAAATAAGTTACGAATGATTGAAGAAGGTTCTGGCGAAAAAAACATTAAATTTAGATATTTAATGTCAAATAACATGTTAAAGGAATTAGGCGGCGATAAAATAGCAAACGCCGATAAATTTACTATTTCAATTACACCAGCTTCTACTAGATTAACTAAATTATTTGGTGCAAGCTTTGATATGAAGCTTGAAGATTTTCAAAGCGATGATCCAGTCTATGCTGGAAACTTAATTGTTGCAGTTATTCCAACGTTAGATTTAGATATTGTTGGAAACGAATCTCTACCATCAACTCAAACCGCAAAGACTTATAACGAAGTTAGTGCAAGAGAGTTAAAGCGTAGAATAAATGAGTTAGAGTTCAATAGAACAAAAACCATGACTCCAGAACAAAAAGAAGCTGAGTTTAAAAAGCTTCTTACCAAATGGGAGGAAGACGAGCGTAGAGATAATGCATAACTCAAAGAATAAATAAACAAAAAGGTCCAATATAAATGGCAGGTTTACCACATTTTAAAAATTCAACAGTAGGTCGTAATCTATTTGAACCGTTATACCTTAACCAGTTCACGGTAATTATTACCCCTCCTGCATCAATCAACAATAATACAATTACCCCATTATTGGTTGAGCACGTAAAATCAATTAAAGGTTTACCAGAACAAGCTGGTACCGGTACATTGGCTGAACAAAAGTACAGATTCTCTAAAAGATATTTCGCGGCAGCAGCTCCTAAGGAAACTGGTGCAAAACTTACAATTGAGTTTGAAGTCAACTTAAATGACGCAAATGAAATGTATATTTACAATCAATTTAGAGCATGGGGTAACCTAGTATACGATCCATTAACTGGTCGTCAAGGTCTTAAAAAGGACTATGCTCCAAACGGTGCCAACATTTATGTAGGTATACACAACAGAGCCGGCGATATCTATAGAGAATTCACATTCTCTCCAGTATTTGTTTACGGAGATAATTTAACTGGTGAAATGGATTTGAAATACGAAGGTGATGCAATCTATACAACAGCATTCCAATTCGTTGCAGATAGCTATACTGAAACCAGAAACGGACAATTCTAAAAATTAAAAACCTAAAGCTAAATGGATATTTTTAACCTAAAAAGCAGCGCTGTTAAAGACTTTAAAAGATTTATGGATATAAAGGCTCCGTCGTTTGGTGGACCTAACGAAACTGAGTCATTTGATAAATCTAAAAGAAAGTCTTTAAAAGAATGGACTAATATTGCAAAAAGAGACGCTAACTTTGAAAATGGCGGAAAGAATCATAATAACGATAGTTATTGGAAAGCTTTTAATAGTGATGTACCAAGTCGTGCAGCTAAGATTAAAATCGAAGAACCTTTAAATACGACTCCAGCAATGGGCGTTACAATAGTAAAAGAAAGTCATGTTCCTCAATTTGAAAACTATATGTTTGAAGAAGACGAAGAAATTAAAGACACTGAAATAGAAGAAACTCCAGAAATCGACGAAGAAGCTCTTGAAATGTTTATGGAAGAGTTTAGTGATGAACTAAAAGAAATTTTAGAAAT